AGCGCACGATAGTTCCTGGTGCGAGATCTCGCGCGGCGGTTTCTTCCCACCATAGGACGGATAGCTCTTTGATCGTGGAGTCGCCAGTGAGGTCTTGGCTTGAGGGGGCTAGACGTTCCTTCATGGCGGTGATGAGGTTGCGTTCAGCATCGGCGGGGGGTTTGCCTTGGCGTTGCATTTTGCGGGTCGTACCGTCGCTGTCCCGGTAGTGGGCGACAGCGGAGGGTTGGCTGTGGATGGTGGTGCGCCGAATCTTTCCCCACGTTTCGAGGATTAGCGGAGGTCTGCCCATTTTGCACCTTGTAGCTGTCAGTTGTTAGTGGTTGAATACTCGAAGATATATTCGAACAATTAGGGAGTCGGCGTTGACCAAGCTAGTTACTGAATTAGGCGTTTCGGAGATTCGTAACCTTGCGCTGGCGGCTGGCATGGCACCGAGCGAGTTTTGGGCTCGCCATATTCACTCTAAGTTGTCTGCCTCATCGAGTACAGAACCCGGTGTGACGTTGAATGCCTCACAAAGCTTATGCAGGTAGAAGGCCGTAGCCTCACGTTTGCCATTTATGACGCGTGTGACCGTTGACCGTGCCAGCCCTGTTTGGTCGGCAATCTTTGTGTAGCTGATACCACTTTGCTCGTAATGCCTGCGAAGTATTGAGGCAACCGCTTGGCTATACGGGTCTCCCTGTTCGTTATCCATACGGGTAACTATACCTCGACACGCCGAGAATAGTTAATGCTTGTTGTCCATGCGGACTATGCACTAGCGTATTCCACATGGACAACGAAACCTTCGACAAGGCTCTCATTCAGCGAATTAGAGAAGCCCGCGAAACGGCTGGGATCAGCCTGAACGCACTCTCAGGAATGACGGCCATCCCGTACGTCACCCTCTACCGAAAGCTAGAACAGGGGAGTGGTTCACTCCTCGCTAAAGATGTTCACTCGATAGCGAAAGCCCTCAACGTCACCGATAGCGAAATCTGGCCTTCAGAGATGGCCGCATAATGCCGGGCCGCTGGATTTCAACCGCTGAGGTCGCCGCGTTCACGGGCATTGCTGAAAAGACTCTCCGCAATTGGCGCTCACAAGGTGTCGGCCCCACCTATTCAAAGGTTGGGATGCTCATCCGCTACTGGGATGCCGACGTGCAGGATTTCTTCGAATCGCGTAAGCGCCACACCAGCGGGAGTGCCGCATGAGCGCCGAGGTTGCGACACGGGTAATCCGTTTCACCACAACCGAGTTGATTGCGTTGGGCCGTCAAGCGGCTCTAGACGCGGGATTCAGTAGCGATCTCCTTGATGGCGTTAGCGAGGTTCCCGATTGCGGCGGCGATGTCCTCCAAAGCGAGGTTGGTTTGTTGGGTGTGCGCGCTGTGGATAGCGGCGTTGGCTCGATCGACCGCCGCGTTGGCTGCTGCTATTGCTTTTCTGGCGCTCATGAAAGTTCTCCTTCGGTTGTGGCTCCGGTGATTCAAGCACCGGATGCCTCTAAGGCAACCCTAGGAGATGCTGTCGGCTCGGGTTCTCCTTCCAGCGAGTCGGCAGCCCCTTCGGGGAGTCCCGAATGAGCGCCGTGTCTCGTGCTGGTCTAATGGTCGCCGCGGTTCTTACCTTGAGCATCATGCCGGTTGGTGCGGCGTTTGCTGCTGTACCTGATGGTCATGACGATCAGGGCAATCATGGGCATTGTGCTGAGGGTACGGTGCCGGGTTGGTTGGATGAGTCCGGTCACGCAACTTCGTGTGTCGATAACCATGCTGTATCGCCAGTGAAGCCCGAACCGGGTGATACGGCCCTGGTAATGCCGGGTATCCCCGGAGCAGTTGTGCCATTCATGCCATCGCCAACTCCTGCACCCGATCCCGCTCCGATTGTGCCCCTGGTTATTGTCCCGCCAGTTGTCCCGCAGTTGGCAGATACCGGCCAGACCGGCATCCTCCCTTTGGCCGGTTTAGCCGCATTGCTTCTCACGGCAGGTGGTGTCATGTGGCGTTTCCGTCGTAAGAGCATCTCTACCCCCTAATCTCTGGGGTCGACGTTGCCGCGTATGGAAGCGGACCCCCCGCGTCGGCCCCAGTTTCACGTCACACAAAAAGGAAACCCCCACGGTCAAGGTGGGGGTCAAATCGAAAGGAAAGTTCGATGACTATGACTTTACCAGTCCAACCGCAACTTTGGGATGACCCGTCAGGGCCAAGGGTTCGCAAGTCTGACCCGCTGACCTCACATGCGGCGGCAGATTCTAATCATGATCGTGCCCTCGTTGAGGGTGCCGTCATGAGGTTGTTCATGAATACGGAGTTTGGGTTCACCGATTCGGAGTTGACGATCAAATACTTTTCAACCCGCGAATGCCCGAACACGCACGTTGACTCACCACGCAAACGCCGCTCAGACCTCACTGGTCGCGGGCTTGTCACAGATTCAGGGTTCAAACGCGACACCGTTACGGGCCGTAAAGCGACTGTGTGGGTGGCGTCGTGAGTGCCGTTGAAGAGATTCAGGCGGCGATCGACAAGCTGACCACGCAGAAAGACAATAGTACGCCGGGGGCATGGGCAAGAAGCGCCGCCGAGCTCGACCAGCCGGGGTTCGTACTTTCACCTCGGACGTGCGCCGGATGCGGCGGTGATTTCCCGCTGGAAGAACTAGACGTGGAGCTCATCGCCACTTTGCACCGCACCATTGACGCGCAGCTCGGGATTTTACAAGAAGCAATTTTTCAGCTATCTGATGCACCTCTAGCGCATGGCTTTCACGGCCATGAGTTCAACATCATTATGGCCCTTGCCCGTGCAATCAATGGGGTCACGTCATGAAGCTTCGCCGTCATTCCTTCCAGTACCGGGAGCTGACACCAGCAGAGATGAAGAGGCAAGAGTCTCTCGCCATTGTTGCCGTGTGTGCTGCCGTGATCGCCTTCATCCTTTTACTCATCTTGTTTGGAGTTTCCCTATGAGCTCGAATATCCATGCCCTAAAGAACCGGCCCGATGTTGTGCCTCACGTTCGTGAAGCTTTCACTACGTGGGAGTTGCTCATGGCCGAGATGAAACTTGCGGGTCTTTATCCGGAAGCTCGCACGGAGATCCGCGTTTTCCTCTCATGGCTGATTGAAAAATGTCTTGGCAACGATGCCGACCTCGCCTATTTGGAGCGGGTCGGCCTGATTACCGATGACGACATCATCGACTGGGAAACATGGTGCGAAGAATGATTCAGCCGGACAAACTCCGCCAGTACAGCGTTGCCGAGATTCCTTTCTCAGTTTTCTATGCGTGGGAAGCTCACCGCGCTTTCGTCACAGCGTCATCACATGCTGCCGAATCTATCGGCGTGCGTTTTCTCGAAGGCGTGAAACCCGACACGATCGTTCTCGGATTCTTCCGCCAAATGTTGGAGCACCGGGGAACCTACGACGATGTTCAGTGGCTCCTCGATAAGGGTGTCATCAACCTGAAAGACGACGTGCCCCTCTGGCATATCGCGGTCAAAGAGTATGCAAGCCGGGCGCTGTCATGAGGGCCGTCTGGTTTGCCGGCGTCCTCATCTCGCTCGTGCCACTTGTGACACTTGGCCAGTTCAACGGCCTCACAGTGGTCGGTGTCCTCATCGTGGCGGTTGCCACTATCCGAATTATTCGCAAAGAGGGGCTTTCGTGAGCGTGTACGTGTTGGAGTTCGACTACACCTCGCCGCCGTTGACTGCTAACCAGCGAATGCACTGGCGGGAGAAAGCAAAGATCACGGCCAAGGTTCGCGCGGTTACGTACATTCTCGCTCGTGCCCACCAGATCCCCCCGCTTGGCAAGTGCTGGGTTGGCCTCACATGGTTTGTCACTGATGGGATTCGCCGTGATGCAGACAATGTTGTCCCAACTTTGAAAGCTATGTGCGATGGCCTTGTTGATGCCCTCGTTGTGGCCGATGACACCCCTGATTTGATGACCAAATTTATGCCCGAAATTGTGCGGTTGCCGAAAGAAGATGGCCCTGCACGCATGACTCTCAGAATCGAGAAAATCTCATGAGCTATAAAGTTTTGACAGCCATCGCGAATACGCCGGAATGGTTGACCGCTCGTAAACAGATTCTTGGTGCCTCAGAGGTCGCGTGCATCCTTGGCCTCTCTAAGTGGTCGACACCGCTGGGGATTTATCTGGACAAGTTGAATCCGAATGTCTCCGATGATATGACGGAGTGGCAGGAGTGGGGGCACCGGCTTGAGGATGCGATTGCTACGTGGGTTGCCGACAAGCAAGAACTAATAGTCCTGCCGTCGCCGGGGCTGATCAGGTCTATCGAGTATCCGTGGCTTGGTGCAACCCCTGACCGGGTGACTGATCTTGGTGAGCCTATCGAGTTGAAAACTTCTGACCGGTTCATGGCTGACGCGTGGGCTGATGGTGTGCCTGATAATTACCGCATTCAGGTACTCGTGCAGATGATCGTTTTGGGCGCCCGTCGCGGATTCCTTGCTGTCTTGCATGGTGGTAACCGGCCCGAGTTTTTCGTCATCGAATGGGATCAGGTCGTAGTCGATCAGATCATCGACATTACGAAGGATTTCTGGCAGAACAACGTCATGGCGAAGGTTGCACCCGAGCCGACGACCTCTGAGGAATTAGCGCTCACATTTGGCGACTCTGGCGAGACGCTCGACGGCGACGAACGCCTCCTCATGGCGTGGTATTTGGATGGGCAGGAACGCAGTGCGTATAAGGAAGCTGACGCACGCATTGAGTCTGTGAAAGCCGCGTACAAGGAGCTGCTCAGTGCTACCGATAACAGTGTCCTCGCATACCAGGGGAAAGCCCTTTACACGTGGAAGCGCCCTAAGCCGTCGTCGTCGTTTGATATGGCCCTGTTCAAACAAGAGCACCCTGCCCTTGTAGATATGTACACGCGTGAGCACCCTGCCGCACCTCGTTTCCTCCGTAAGGACACGAAGGCGCTGAACGAAGAATTCGCTACTGATCCTCCCGAAGGTTGGGAGGCCGGCATGACTGTCACCGACGTGCTCGAAAGCTACAGCGAATTGACCATTTGGAAGAACGAGACGAAGGCAAGCGAATGACCGATCTGGCAAGCAAGATCGCAACGAAACAGGTTGCACAGAAGAGCAATCCTACGATGCGCGATTTGGTGCAGGCGCAGCAAGCCGCGATTGAGACGCAGCTGGCGGGTGCTATGAATTCTGCGGCGTTCGTGCGCGCGGCAATTAGCACGATTGCGGGTAGCCCGAAACTACAGCAGGCGACCCCTCAGAGTGTCCTTGGTGGGATCATGTTGGCCGCGCAGTTGAAGCTTGAGATTGGCCCGGCGCTCGGTCATTTTTATCTGACTCCGCGCAAGGAAAAAGGCGTAGACATTTGTCTGCCGATTATCGGGTATCAGGGGTATATCGAGTTGGCTTACCGCTCGGGTCGTATCGAGAAGATTGAAACCTTTCTGGTGCGTGAAGGTGACAAGTTCGACCACGGGGCTAACTCCGAGCGGGGCCGGTTCTTTGACTGGAATCCTGCCGACTATGACGAGGATCGCCCGTGGACGGGTGTTGTCGCTATGGCGAAGATCAAGGGTGCCGGGGCTGTGTGGGCGTACCTGCCCAAAGACAAGGTGCTTGCCCGCCGACCCCACTATTGGGACAAGGGCACCCCGTGGCAGACCAATGAGGAAGAGATGGCGCGCAAGACTGGCGTCCGCGCTCTTGCCCCGTACCTGCCGAAGTCCACCGAGCTTGCCAAGGCCATCGAAGCCGACGAGAACAAAGTCGAATCTATTGCTGGCATTCATGACCTCGTGGTGACTCGTGATGAGCCCGAGACGATTGTCATTGACGTTTCTCCCGCCGATCCAATGTCGCGCACTCCTGAGGAACAAGCTGAGGACGCCCGCGCATGACCGCCCCGTATTACTCCGATTCACTTGTGACGCTTTACCGCGGCGACTGCATTGAGGTCATGCGCTCCCTGCCGGATAACTCGGTGCACGCGGTTGTCACAGATCCACCGTACGGCCTTGGGTTCATGGGCAAGGAGTGGGACGACCTACCCCCCGGACTCGACTTCGCGGTTGAGGCGTTGCGTGTCCTCAAGCCGGGCGGGTACATGCTCGCGTTCGGTGGTTCGCGCACTTGGCACCGTCTTGCGGTTGCGGTTGAGGATGCCGGGTTCGAGATTCGCGACAGCATCGCATGGCTGTATGGGTCGGGGTTTCCAAAATCTCTGGACGTGTCCAAGGCCATCGACAAGGCGGCGGGGCACTGGCGCGGCAAGGCCGGGGATGTCACGAGTGAAAACAGCTCAATGACGGGAGCGAATTACGAGCGCACCGAAAAGGGCGATCCTGTCACTGCTGCTGCTGCTGCTGCTGGGTGGGGAACCGCCCTCAAGCCCGCATTTGAGCCGATCATCGTTGGTCGAAAGCCGTTCAAAGGAACGGTCGCGGGCAACGTCATGGAGCATGGCACTGGGGCGTTGAACATCGACGGGTGCCGGATTGCGACCGATGACGACAACGGGCGCGTGAGGACGCGCAATGTGGGAATGCCGGGTGACGATCGAACCGAAGCAGGCAAGGGCGCAATGTACGCGCCGGGAAGCCGGTTCGTTTCGGAGGGCAATTCGGCCGGCCGCTGGCCCACGAACGTAGTCCTCGAGCAGTCGCAAGCCGACGCGCTCGACGCACAGACCGGCATCATCGCGTCCGGTGTCATGCGCGCAGGCCAAGCACGCGCACCTCGTGACGGGGTGATCTACGGAAAGCTCGAAGGCGATACGACGAGCCGTGACACCTATGGCGACAGTGGCGGGGCATCCCGTTTCTTCCCGACGTTCCGCTACGAGGCCAAAGCTCCCGGCACCGAGCGCCCCGACGTCGACGGTATGCAACACCCCACGGTGAAGCCGCTCGACCTCATGCGCTGGCTCGTGCGACTCGTAACCCCACCAAACGGGATAGTCCTTGAACCGTTCGCCGGTTCAGGAACCACCCTCGAGGCTGCACTGATCGAGGGATTCGAGGTGATCGGCATTGAGCGTGAAGCCGACTACCTGCCCCTCATCATGCAACGCATCACCAAACCGTTGCAGCAATCACTCTTTGGTGACCTCGCATGAGCTGGCAGGATGATGCGGCTTGTTTAGAGGTTGATGGTGACTTGTTTTTCCCGGAGTCTGGGCGTGTGTCGAAGGCGATTAGAGAGTTTTGTTCCGTCTGTCCGGTGACGTTGGAGTGTTTGACGGCGGCCATGGATGGGGATGTCCAGGTTGGTATTTGGGGTGGCCTTGATTCGGGGCAACGGCAACAACTGAAAAAGGGGCTGGCGTCGTGAGTATCGGGAAAAGGTCGAAGTCTCAGGTGGAGAAATCTAGGCCGATTGTGTATAAACGGGACGATGAGCGTTGTGTCGTTCAGGGCACAATTTGGGCAGCATCTCACCCTTGTAGCGGTGACATATCCCTCCAACATCGAGTTGGTAGAGGTCGTGGCGGGAGTGCCCTCTGGGATGCGCCAGCATTCCTTGTTTGCATGTGTTGGTTTCATAACTGGCTCCAACCAAACGACGCTGATTTTGCAGAATTTTGTAAACAGAATGGCTTTTCTCTTGCCCGCTCACTCGCCGACCAGCATCCAATTTCGCGGGTCCCAATTCGTTACCCCGACGGGTGGCAATTGCTTAGCGGTAATGGTCGGTTTGCGATCTCTGAGAGCACCGCACGCGAGCTGATGGAAGAAATATATGGAGAGGAAGAGTAATGGTAACGATTGAGATTCCGAAGTTCTGGCAATTCCGGCTGCCATGCTCCTGCCCTTACTGGAGCGTCTTAGCCGACCAGCGCCCGCACTCGATCATCGCAACCGAGGAACAGGCGTGGGACGACCTCTACGAGGGCCGGAAACGCGACATGGCCTACGACCGCAAGAGGGGCCACTATGTCGTCGGCGTGGATGATTTCGACAGCGCACGTTGGGTCGCTGGACATTCACACCCGGACTGCACCCGGCCTACTACAGAGACACCCGAAAGGAACGAACGATGAGCGCCAACCCGCACGCCGTCACCGTGACCACTCTCGTGGAAGACGAGGGCACAGAGGATGAACGCCGCGTCGTAGACCGTGTGACGTTCACTTGTACGGCACCGGGTAACGACGACTGCCGCACATACCCGGACTGCGACTGCGAGTCATGGACGTGGAACGACGCTCGAACCCACGACCAGGATGGACATGAACGCGTGCCGGGTCAAGAGTGCTGGTTGGCCGGTTGGTTCGACAACGAGGGCGCAATTTACATCGGGGACAATTACGACGACATGCGCGACGATTGTGTACCCGCGATAAGCCGTAGCGGCCCGGTCAAAACTTCACAAGGCGACGAGTGTCCCGAGTGGGAATGGGACGGGGAAGACCCCGACAACGTTGCCCTCTTCGACCTCGTACCTACTACAGAGATCGGGGTGAAGTAATGGCGAAACTATTCGCAAAGTTCGACCTCGATTTCATCGATAACCCGAAAATTGTGGGGCTATCAGATGCAGCGTTTCGCGCCTATGTCGAGGGCATTGTTTACTCTCGCACTCACCTCACGGATGGGTTCATTGATGCTCGCATTGCGGGTCATCGTCGTTGGGATGGTGCTGCTCCTGAGTTGATCTCGAATGACCGTAACCCGTCGTGGGTTGAGGTTCCTGGTGGGTGGCAGATTCACGATTTTGCTGAACACCAGACGACAAATGCCGATATTGAGGTGATTCGTGAACGTAAGAAGAGTGCAGCAAATAAGCGGTGGGATGCCGTTAGGAATGCAGAAAGTATGCAGGGTGCATTGCAGACGCATATAAGAAGGAATGCAAAAGGTATGCCAGAGACAGAGACAGAGACAGAGACAGAGACAGAGACAGAACTTAAAAGCGTCTTGTCGAAAGTCGCTATCGCGCCTCTCCGACCCGATGTCGAATCATTGCTTGATCTGCTCGATACGGAGATTCAGGCTAACGGCGGTAAGAAGCCATCGCGGACGAAAAAGAACACCGATGCTATGCGGCTAATGCTCGACCGTGACGGGCACACACTCACACAAGTGACGAAAGCGATTCAGTGGTGTCAGCGTGACGAGTTTTGGCGGGGCAACATTCTCTCCGCCTCGAAGCTGCGCGACAAGTACGAGCAACTACGACTCGCGGCTCAACGCACCAGCGCTACGGAGAAACCGCGTGTGACTGCTGCCCAACGCAACCTGACCACAGTTGAACATTTTCAACAGCTCGAAGCTCGAAAGGAGATCGCATCATGACCCCAGCAGAAACAGCACAACTTTTGACTATCGCATCTGTGGTGGATTCTCGCACGGTCGCTAACGAAACCGTGTTGGTGTGGCAGGAAGCTATCGGCCATCTCGAATATGACGTGGCTGTGAAGGCGCTGAATTTGCACCGGCAGGAATCGACAGAGTATTTGCTTCCTGCTCATGTGATCCGGTTGGCGTATCGGGTTCGTGATGCTCGGGCGATTGCTCAAGGTCCAGTGTTTTGCCCTGAGCATGACGAATATCCACTCCCTTGTGAGCGTTGCCTGCGTGACGGGGTGACCTCGTGACTCAGTTGGATTTGTTCGACCAGTTAGATGCTGAGCGTGCAGCTGCCTATTGGGAACCGTCAGCGACATCACGGACTGAAGCGATCGCCTGGTTGAAAGAGTTCAGGCCCGAGGTAATTGTGAGGTTTCCGTTTTGAGCTATGTCGAGTTTCCATCGGATGCGGCTTTCACCCTGTGGTTGGCGTTGTTGAAGCCTAAGCAGGTTTCGGGAGAGGCACACACACGGTTGAACGTGTCAGAGCGGCGCATGGTGGCGTACTCACGGCGTCAAAACCCTATTGAGGCTAAACGGTTAGTAAAGAACAAGAAAACGTCTGCACTGGGCACACAGAGCGTTACAGCGACACGACAAATGTTCACGGCAGAGCAGGTCGCCATTGCGCAACGAGTGTTGGAAGCACAGGAAAACCGACAGAAACGAGAATCAGCATGAGCGTAGAAATAGCCGAAATAGGGGTGAGAAACCCCAAATTAGAACAAACTTTCGATAGAATGAGAACGGCCCCAAACCGAGTGCGTAAACACTCGCCGGGGCCTAACCCTGAATCAATACGACTTGATTGGAGGGCTACCTTGAATGGTACCCGAACCTGCACAGTCGTCACCTGTAACCGTGACGAAGCCGCCAAGGGCATGTGCCTCATGCACTACAAGCGGGCACGCACCGCGGCAAATCCAGCGCCGCGATTCTCGCTAGCGAATCTCGACAGCCGCCTTGACCATGACGGACCAGTCCCGGCGCATCGTCGGGATCTCGGCCCGTGCTGGACATGGACCGGCGCTACCAGCGACGCTGGTTATGGCATCGCACCGGCTGAGTTCTTTGGAACTCGGCTGACGCACCGCATTGCGCTAGCGCTGAAATTGGGCCGCGCCGTCCAGGGCGTAGCAATGCACGAATGCGATAACCCGCCATGCGCGCGACCCTCACACCTCAAGGAGGGCACGCAGCTCGACAATATGGCCGATTCTGCCGCCAAGGGCAGGGCTCGCGGTGGTCGGTGGGACCAGACACATTGCATCAACGGCCATGGGCTAACCGGTGCAAATGCCCGGGCAGTCATCCGATCCGACGGCTATTCCGAACGGCTGTGTTTGGCGTGTCGGAAAGACCAGAGCACAAGACAAGCAGCATCCAGAAAAGCCGCAAGGCATGAACGAAAGAAGCTATCCAATGGCAAATGAAGTCACCCTAACAGTCGTGGGCAACCTAACGGCGGATCCAGAACTCAGGTACACGCAGAATGGGCTCGCTGTCGCGAACTTCACTATCGCGAGCACTCCCCGAATCTTCGATAAGCAGGCCAACGAGCTCAAGGATGGCGACCCGCTGTTTCTTCGCGCGAGTGTGTGGCGTGAGTTCGCCGAGCATGTTGCTGGAAGCCTTACTAAGGGCACAAGGGTCATTGCTACGGGGCAGCTCAAGCAGAGATCCTATGAAACCAAGGAAGGTGAGAAGCGCACGTCGATGGAGTTGGAGATTGATTCCATTGGCCCGGATTTGCGGTGGGCGACCGCAGTGGTGACAAGGGCAACTTCGGGCAACCATCGTGGCCAGGTCCCGGCTAGCTCACCATCGGATGAGCCGTGGGGTTCGAGCCCAGTTTCTGCTGGCGGTTTCCCAGATGACAGCACGCCTTTCTGACCATGAAGTTCACACCTGTTACACGTCAACCACCGGCACCTTTAGGGCGTTGCTGTGGTCGTTGCAAGACACCATACGGTCATTCAGCGGTTGCCGGGATTTGCTGCCATGAGGAGGCCAATAGATGAGCCTGAAAGTAATAGTGACGCGTCAATGGTCGATCCCTGTTGGCCTAATCAAGGAAGAACTACGCATGGATGGGATTCTCGCACCAACAGATTTACAACTGACCAAATTGGCGGTCGCCTGGGTTGATGACCACCAGGCACACGACCATGAAACGGCGGTGATTCGATGACTGAACACCGGCCCTCACTTTTCGTTGATCGACGTCGACCATTCTGGGCCACATGCAGCTGCGGGTGGCGTTCCATCTACTTCACAAGCCGAAGGAAGCCAATGGCCGAATTGAACGCCCACATTATTGAGACACAGGCTGAGAGGAAAAACTAAATGACTGAACCAAAGGTAGGCGACCGGGTACGCATTGTGATTGAGGATGAAGTGGTTTGGGTATCTCCTTTAGATGGAGCGCTTGAAACTCGCTCAACTGTTCAACTTCTGGTAGGGGAAGTTGGCTGCGTCTCGATTGAGGTCATCCCGCCGCCGTTTGTGCTACCCACGAAACGGTGGGCGCAAGTGATGGACGGTGTTGGATGCCTGTGGACCCGGCGGTGGAAAGACTTCGACGGCGACGAATGGGCGAGTCTTGGCGGTGGACTTCTTAGCAGTTCATACCTAAACAGGCTTTCGGGTCTCCGTGTCATCTCGGAAGGGGTCGAGGAATGAGTGACAACGCAACGCTGGTAAAGCACATCCGCAATATCAGCCGCTACGAAGGCATCACAGACGGGCAGGCTAGCGTTTTGCGTGCGGGTGCTAACGCTCTCGAACAGGCTGACCGTGAACTAGCTGAAGCGCGGGCGGTCATTACAGAGGCTCAATCGGCACTCGCATATGACGGAGAACGCCACTATCTGGAACGGATTTACGCCACGACAAATGCCCTCAACTCCCTTCCCATTCCTCCCGCTGTGGGAGAGCCGGAACGGGAAGCGCTGGTGATGGCGATCATGCATCACCCGTGGATTGCGAATCCGCTCGAATGGCCTGAGGGTTACTGCCCGACCTGCAACAAGGGGATCAGCGCCGGGTACAACAGCCCAGATCATGCCGAGCACCTTGCCGACGCAATCCTCGCCGCTGGTTACCGGCGTGAACCACTCGATTCAACGACAGGAGAGAACCATGGCTGAGCACATCATCACCGTGGCGGTTCCGTCTGTCCCGTTCGGCCCTGAGGGTGTCCCCGTGACAAAGCGCGACGCTAAGTACTACCGCGAGGCGGCACGCAACATCCGCTTCCATGCTTCGCGGGGCAGGGCCTTCTCGGGATCGAACGTCACCGAGACAGTGGCGAAGCTGTGCGACGCAGTAGCCGACAGCCTCACCGGGCTTGATACCCCAGAGGGGCAGGAGATAGCATGACCGCCCACGATTTCCACCCGGTATGGGAGGGCTGCACTCGATGTGCTGCGCTACCCGGGGAAGACGTTGAGTGCGTACCGCTAGAGGGGCAGAGCTGATGGCTGAGTGCACATGCTGGCCGGTTGAGGACTCTTGGACGTATTACGGAGCCGTTGAACCGGGTGGTGCGCTGGAACCGAACCCAGACTGCCCCGAGCATTTCCCTACTACAGAGAGCGAGGAGAAGTGATGAGTGACAAGACGAAATGCAAGAGGTGCGGTGACCTTGCCGAGACATACGATCTTGACGCTGATTCGTCGTTCTGGGGGTTCATCGTGACCGATACCAAGACGACGGTCGAAAGGCGTGTACGAATAGCGTCTACCTACTTTCGCCGTAACCCGAAGGGGATGAGTTCAGTGCTCAAAGCGGACGAGAAGCAGGAACTATGCGGCGATTGTTGGGGGCTGCTGGTGGGCAGATTCTTGCAAGGCCGCAGTATTGCTGCAATGCCAGGGAAGGAGAAATGGTGACATCGGATATTCTCGACGCGGTAGATGCACTCACGAAGCCGGAGCGGCGCCCATATCAGCAGGACATCGTGATGGGCGGGCATGTGGTTGGGCAGCAGAAGCAGGTGATTGAGTTGCCGCCATTGTTGACGAGGATGGCGGAAGCAGTCACCTCGTCTATCGGATCCGGCGGTAGGTCTTCCGGGTCATCACCGTGGACAATGAACCCTCTTGACTCTGATGTCCTCCATGAGTTTGGGATAATCACCTCAACTATTGGTGACTGGTGCCGGATGGCTGGGATAGTGGCATCGCGTAATGCTGTGGTCGATCTAAGACGTTGGTATGCGGCATACCTGGGGAAAGTAGACCGGTCTGGGGAAGCCTTTTACACGGATCAGCTCAAGAAGTGGAAGGGCCTCATCAATGGGAAGCTCGACCCGGCTAGGAAGTTTGAGATCGAATCACCCTGCCCTATTTGCGGTAAAGCAAAATGGGTTGATGCTGAAGGCAACGAAATGCCTTTCCCGATCATGGTCGAGTACCGCGACTATGGGACGGCGGAGGCAATCAAACCGAAAGCCATGTGCCGGGCGTGTCTGGTTGTATGGCAAGGGTTCGGGAGCATCGAAGAACTAGGTGACGAGCTGAAAGAGAATGCAGGGTGAAAGCGACACGCCGGGATGCTTGTTGCGTAATCGTTGTGATTATCCTGCAAAAAGGAGATAATGAAGTGCGCCGCTTTAGTGTCTAAAGAATCAGGCGCAATGAATTGATGAAAGGCCCTCACTCCGGTGGGGGTCTTTCCTTTTGCCACCTAACACCGGCCCGCCGAAACCTTCCTGCCCTTGAGGCAACAAGCGGCGCGAGGGATGATGTTAGGCGCTCTTCTGCTTTGGGCCGTTGATTTGTACCGCTCTCGGCCCGCGGTAAGGCAGGGCATGTGAGGTAACACCTGCTGTGTTCATTGCGGGCTGTAAGTCACGGATTAGTTGCATCTCGCGGGCAGCAGTCTCCTCCATGTTCGGGAATACTTCGATGGTTGTGTTCCGTTCATCAACTTCGCTTAGCCACCATCCCTCACCTCGGTGGAACGCCATACGGCTTTCAAAAGACATTGTTGCGCCAATGTAAAGCAACTCACCCTCTTCTGAATAGGCGCGGTAGACCAAGTAGACCCCATGTTCAGGGCAAACGGGGATTCGCCTAGTCTTCGATCGTGCACGCAACATCGCTACGCGGTCAGAGTTAGCTTTCTCCTCGGTTTTCTCCTCAACAGTAAGTGGCGTGTGTCGAGACCTAATAGTTTCCACCTCGTTCACTTGGTGCCCTTCTTCTCCAGGTAGGCAGAGTAGGCCTTGTGTACGCCGCCTTCAGTCATTTGTAGGTGTTCGGCTATCTCGCGCCATGTGACCTTTTCGCGGCGGGCTGCTGCGATTCGTGAGCCTCGATCTAGTGCAAGGTCGTAGGCGGCGTAGCTCTTCAGGTCGTCTATTACTTTTTCACGGTTTGTCATACTGAAGAGTATATATGACCGGATACTATCCACGCGGATATAATCCGTGGTAGGGTAAAGACATGACAACGACACAGACAGCCCACACCCTCACAACTTCCGAACTCTTCGCGCTCGCGGGAATGAAACACCCCACAACCCCGAAGATTTCCGACGAGGCCAAGGCACGCCTCGCAGCGCTCAGAGCTAAAGCAATCGCTCACCCCCTTGTGAACGAAACTCTCTATGTCTCAACGAGCGGATGCACCACAATCCTCGACGGTGAACACGGCACCACAACCGGCTTCCACTACACGCATAACCGCACCGACGGTGCATTCATCGTCCTCGACAACGGCCAAATGATTTACGCAGAACTCGCTATGACAAGCGACGAAAGCCCCTCTCATCGCGAGGTTCTCAACACCCGCCACATCGACCGTGCAGAATTCGACCGCCTCACCGGTATCGAGAACCTCCGCACCGAGATGGGATGGCGCGCGTAGTGACCGGAACACCAACCGAGACCCTCGCCTAACCGCGGGGGTTTCCTCATTTGGGGGTAAGCATGAGCGATTCAACTAAGGCCGCAATGGAACGCGCCATCGAAGCGCATATTGCTGATGAGCACGACGACAACACGGTGATGCTCAAGGCATACATTCTCCAAGCCGCAGGTAGCGGACTCAGCGACGAACGTGACCTTCTCTGCTATTGCGGGCTCGAAGGCCAGTCAGGGTTACTCACTGCCGGGCTACTCGTCTACGCGCAAACCAATGTTGAAAACCTTCTATTCAACGACGATGATGACGACTGACTCGCCTTACCGTTGCAAGACGTGCGGGCGTTACTTCCCAGTGATCTCAGTTGCCCAAGCGTGTTCACACCGGCAACCATCATGACCTTGCACGCCTGCCCCACCTGTGGCGGTAAGTACCCGAGTCCTTGGGGTGCCGAAGAATGCCACGACCCCGACGAAACCGCGCGGCAAGCCCTACGAAGGATGCTGAGGAAGGCTAACGATGAGCAGTGACATAACCAAGCCAACCCTAATGCAGCACCTTATCGCGCTGAAATGGAAGATGCTGGAACATACCCCTTGGAGCGCAGGCCATGTTGTCCTCGAACCAAACACCCCAGAGAACGACCAGTTGAACCGTGAGATACGAAGCTTCTTCCCCGGCGCAGTATTTCACTACCCCACCAAAGCCGACTAACCACCACTTCACCAATAGCCAGATACACCTCACGATAGAGAAGTAAGCGAGTCGTGAGCGGCGCGTCCGTCCCGTTCTACGTGTTGTAGAAATCCCCGCTAATTTGGTCAGCATTTGCTCTACATGATGTAGAAGTTAGTCCGCTCAGCCTTGTGGAAAACTCACACAGCCGACATTCAGCGGATGCTCAAGAATCTCTCAGACTGACATAATAGCTATTATCGGTCACGTTTTTTGCCGAAACTTCCGCCTGAACACAGGGGTTAGAGGCTGTGGATAACCCGGCCTGCATAACGATTCATACCCCCATTCTACCCGCAGGAGGCCACAAATGGCAGGCCACCTCACCATCCCAGAAGGCTGGGTGCCAGACTTTGAAGGGCAACGGCCACCATTCGCCCCAGGTAATACCCTCTCGTTGAAGCACGGCGTAGATTCCTCCCGCCGAGTGGACCCCATCGCTAACCGCTTCATAGAAGAACTTCGCCTCTCCGAAGATCAGCACATGCAATACCTTGCACAGCCACGCTTCACCGCTGCCGTATGGGCATGGGCGCAAGCAGAAGCCAAGGTGCAGCTGGTAAGCGACTGGGTTGATGGTATGGAGATTAGTGAAGCCGCTGAAAGCGGACGCGGCCAAACCTCTGCCCTCGAACTGCTGCGCAAATGGCAAGCCACTGCACAAACCCAGCGTGCACGCCTTGGCCTTGACCCGCTCTCCGCCGCACGCCTAGGTAAAGACGTGGCACAAGGCAACCAAGCCGACGCCGCCGGTGAACTCACACGCCTACGCGCACAGCACGAGGCCGCCACACGGAAGACCCCCCAACCCCCCCTGGCGTGACATCGACGCGCCCCCGTGTATCCCGAAAAATATCGAATGGTTTTCCCATTTTGGCTTTTCCCCCTCATTGTGGGCTGGCTGGGCCTTGGTTGCCGCTTGTGCGTCTTTTGGTGTTGTTCTGGTGTGAATGTTTGTTCGAGTGTTTTGGGCGCTTAGATTGGCGTGTGTCGAATGGGTGTTCGAGGGGCGTTTTCGCCTGCTGTTGATGCTGGTGCGTTTGCGGCGGAGGTTTTGGGGCAGCCGTTGTGGGATTATCAGTTGGATTTTGCGCGGTCTTCTGCACGGTTTCGGATGGTGGTTGCTGGTCGGCAGGTTGGTAAGTCGACGTCGTTGGCGTCGGTGTCTTTGTTTGAGGCGGCTACGCGGTCGAATATTTTGGTTTTGGTTGTGTCGGCTGGTGAGGAGGCGGCGAAGCGCTTGTTGGCGGATTGTGTTTCGTTGGCGAATGGGTCGTCGTTGTTGCAGGGGTCTGTGGAGGATGAGGGTAAGTCTCTTCTGGCGTTGTCGAATGGTTCTACGATTCGTAGTGTTCCGGCGTCGGTGAAGCAGATTCGTGGTTGGCCTGTTGATGTTTTGATTGTTGATGAGGCTGCGTTTATTCCGAATGAGATTTGGGATGCGGCTTTGCCGGCGATTATTGCGCGTCCGGGGTCGCGGGTGATTATGACTTCGTCTCCGTGGGGGACTGTGGAGCATTGGTTTCGGGCTTTGTGGAATCGGGGTGTGGATTCTCCTGATGAGAATTATGAGTCGTGGCAGTGGTCTTCGTATGATTCACCGTTGGCTGATAAGGCGCTTCTGGATGAGTTGCGGTCTTCGAGGTCGTCGGAGTGGTTTGCTCGGGAAATTTTGGGGCAGTTCACTGAGGATTCGGGTTCCTATTTCAGCGAGGCTGAGATTATGGGCGCTGTTGCTGATTATGAGTTGTGTTCACCGGAGGATTTGGAGTGGTGGACTGATGGACGGTTTGCTGCTGCGGGTGGTGTGGACTGGGGTTTCGCCCATGATGCGAACGCGTTGACATTGGTGTCAGTGCTGGAAGACTTCGGGCGTAATGGTGAACTTTTGGGCGAGAGATTGCCCTTGTTTATTCCGTGGTTCGAGTACAAATATCGGTGGGCGTACACAGATTTCATTACGAGGGTAGTTGAGACGGCGAAACGGTACCATTTGCCGGTTATTGCGTCAGAAACGAATGGTGTTGGCCAGTATCCGACAACGATGTTGGATGACAAAATGTCTGAGGCCGGATTTTATTCGGTTGTGGCACCTGTGGTGACGGATGTGCGTCGTAAGCAGTCTGGTTTTGGCATGATTAAGGGTTTGTTGCAGTCGAACCGGTTGGTTTTGCCGCGTGATCCTGAACTACTCAAGCAGTTGCGCGGGCTCGAATTTGAGCAGTTGCCGGGCGGGTCTGTGCGTATTGCGGTTCCGGATCGTGCCGGTCATGACGATATTGCTATGAGTTTTATGCAAGCAATTTCTTCTATCCGTTTGGGTGGTGCTGTTCGTTTGGATGCTTTTGGTGAGGCTCGCCCAGTCCCGGAGGGTACCGAGTTTGTTTCTACCTTGTCGGGTGTTCAGGTGCCTGTGCGGGCTCGGCCTGTGTCATTCCACCGTCATGCTTTCGCTTATCCGAAGGGTTCCGAATCTGGCGAAGGCTGGTAGCCATACGTCGTTTCGAGGTTCGGTTTAGACCAATCAACACCGGGTGGTTCTTCGGGAGTGTCGTCAATGTCGTGGTCGTTCCCGAGTGGGCAGTAGCAGTTGTATTCCTCGGGGTGGATGCCTTCGTCGTACCGAATCATGGAGTGGCACTTACTCACCGCTGACGCACTCCAAGCTTGAGGCCCTGTCGGATCACCTGCGCCGTCGGCAGGTAGGGTGCCAGTTCGGGAACATGTTTGACCACATATCCGACCGCGATCCCGGCGATGAGGATGTCATCTAACTGTCCCAGTACCGGGATGAAGTCGGGTATCAGGTCGATCGGTGATGCCAGATACAACAACGTCAAGATGAGAACGATTTTGACCCGTAGGGGTGCCCGTTTCGCTATCGCGAGAGCTTCCCGCAACTTTTCACGTTTCGTCATGCGCGTTTCACATACCTTTCCAAGAATTTGCGAATCTCCGCACTGAGCGATGACCCTTTGCGTTCCGCCTTTGTCTTCGCCGCCCGGTAGAGCGTTTCGGGGATGGGAAACGACTTCAGCGGCGTCTTACGCGGTTTCGGAGTCATTGAGTCGTCTCATTCTGATCATTCATACGTCAATCCTAACACTCTGTCATTACATGGTGTCATAACAATTTCGCCCGGAAGGGGTACTATGCCGCTCCCAGTGTCTGACCCAAAAGCCCAATGGCCACCACATAACATGCAAAGCATTTTTGCTCACATGAACCAGTGGTCGGCATGGTATTCGAACGATATTTCCAAACTCCAGGTTGCTTATGGCGGCGGTGTTGCAGCGGACTCGACCGGGTTTTTCGCATCTGATACGGGTGGTTTCAAGCCGACTATCGGGCAGCGGATGCAACGTTTCTTTGTGGGGCAGCGTCCGTTGGGACCAAACCGGAACACAAAAATGCCTATCCCTATCGGGGGAATGATCTGTCAAGCCGTCGCTGACCTGCTGTATGCGGACCCACCAACATTCACCGTCCGGGTAGATACCGATAATGACGGGTCCGGGGTGCCCGTAAAGGTAGCAAATCCGACACAGGA